CCTAAAAAATTTAACTACGATCAATTAACTACTATACAACTATTATACAGGCAATTGAATTATTGGTCTACTATACTTCGCAGGCTTCCCAGGCTAAAAATCTACGTTCAAGTTCAGCTTCGTAAAGGTTTAACATGTTTTGGTAGTTGACACCTCGTGGCTCAAAGCTGGAGTAATATTCAATCTTGTTGGTAATTTCCTTGACGGGTAATTCTCGTAAGGTCTGTTTAAATTCTACAGTAGTCATAACCACTCCTTTAAATAAGTACTGGTTTTTATTTAGAGTCAAAAACCAGCAAAAAGTGACATGCAAGTTTCTGGGGTATCAAGGCTCCCCAAGGATCGCACGACCCCATCACAGCCTTATCTCGAAAGATTAATCACACGACCTTGAAACTCTGAAAAACTAACTCTCCAAGGAACAAAAACAATTTCACCAACACGGTTACCCATTGATTTGTAACCAGCTTCGGTAAATTCCTTACCATCAAATACATCACGGGTAACACGGATTCGGTATGCTTGATAACCACGGGTGGTATCCGAACGATCTAATACTACACCTTCTACGAAACAGTCAGTTCTACCCAGCATGGGTTTAAAGTCATATGCACGGATTGTATCTTTAACTTGAACTTCCATTTTCTGCTCCTTATTAATCACTATACATACATTATACGTGAAATGGAATTATGGGTCAACTCAAAATCTACCCCGTAAAAAACCGCCTAAAAACGGCGGTTTTGGGTGTTGTTTTTTGGCAACAGATTATATTTCGGCCAGATTTTCTCGAAAAATACGCCAGCACTCTTCCCAGGTCCACTGATTGCTCGACAGTTTAACTTGCTCGCGATCCAAAGTTAAACATTGTTGAACAGCTTCTTCCAAGTCCCATGACATGTAACCATTGACACCTGGCTCAATGATGTCCACAGGTCCCTGAACTGGAAAAGACGCTACCGGTGTTCCCTGTGCCATTGCTTCTATCATGACCAGCCCAAAGGTATCTGCTTGACTGGGGAATACAAAGACATCTGCTTGATGATAGTAATCTACCAATTCTTGACCCGACTTGTAACCAACGAAATGAGCATAAGGTAACAATTCCTGGGCACGACTCATGTATGGACCATTGCCTACAATAACCAAATTGTACATATCAGGATCCAGTTCTACTAAACTTGCCAGTCCTTTTTCGGCACTGACACGCCCTACATTGAGTACGATTGGTCTTGTTCTATCTTGACGTTTTTTACTTGGAGTTAAATCTCTACGGACACCTCGGGTCCACACAACCATACGTTCAAATCCGTGAGACCTTAGGTCTGCTTCTATAGTCTTGGTTGTTACTAATACTCGATGACTATTCTTATGAAACCAGCGTAGGTACCAGTAGGTTAGAATCTTAGGCACCCGATACATGGTCTTTAAGAATTCAGGAAAGTCTGTATGATAAGAAGTGTTATAAGGAATACTGTTACGTTCACACCACCAACGGGCAAATAGGCCTACAGGCCCTTCCGTAGCGATGTGTATAAAGTCTGGACATATCGCCTTAATTTTCGTACTGATACCGTGCGGCCAACAGAGACGAACTTCAGGATAGCCAGGGCAAGCAAAATTAGGGAACTGCCCGGGATCACAATAAACAATACGATAGCCAGCACGGCGAGCACAAATTTCCACGTTCTTGAAAGTTGTGACCACTCCGTTGATTTGATCTGGTACATTATCCGTTATTATTAATATTGTCTTTGTCATTGGCCTGTGTCCAAGTCACGATTTCCCAACGACCATCGTGGTGTTCAACCAACGCTGTCATTGATTCTACCCAATCGCCGTCATTCATATACATTATGCCATCAATTTCTTTGATTTCTGCGTGATGTATATGCCCGCATATGACCCCATCAAAGCCGCGTTTTTTACAGTATCCAGCCAAGTTCAGTTCAAATTGAAACATAAAGTCGGCTGCCTTTTTAACACGGTGTTTAAGATACTTAGAAAGACTCCAATAACCAAGACCTAATTTATGACGCAAGGCATTGAATTTACTATTCAAATCCAATACAAAATCATACAATTTATCACCTAAGAAACTTAGCCAAGGAGCTAAACGTGTAATGCCGTCAAATAGGTCGCCGTGTGTTACCAGATAGCGTCGACCATCTACACCAAGATGTTCTGTTTGATTAACGATTTCTACAGCACCAAACCCCATACCATACGGTATCAATGGACGAAGGAATTCGTCATGATTTCCGGCAACATATATAACACGAGTGCCGCGTTTGGCATGCCCCAGTATTCGTCTGACGGCATTGGTGTGGCTTTGACGCCAACGCCATTTGTTTTGTTGAATCTTCCAGGCGTCAATGATATCCCCGACCAAATAAAGTGTATGGCAGGTATTGTGTTTTAAAAAGTTATTGAGTTGTTCCGCTTTACAATCACGGGTTCCGAAGTGTACATCGGATACAAAAATTGAGCGGTAAGTACGTTCCATACACGTATTTACCGCCCAACGGGTAATCGAAGTATTACAGGTTAATTAAATCTGTACTACTGTCCATTCGGTTGTAAATGGTTTACCTTCGGCCTTGTGTTTCAAGATTTTGCGATATTCTTCTAAACGAAGCTCTTCAATCTTCTTGGCATCGTGGTCGACGCAAGCCTGATACAACTCTTTTAAAAGTTTCTTTTGTTTCATAGCTTACTCCTTTTGGTTACTGTAATATAACTGTAACATAGTATTTATTTGTTGTCAACCAAAAAATTGTGACAAAATAAGTTACTTTTTACCTATGTATTCGTGACTATAACATACACGATAAGCATCTCGAACTGTGGTTGTACCTCCGTAACCTTTCATGGCTCTGGCAGTACCATCCTTGTTTAGGTAACTACCAACACGACTTTTCCGATTCATTGATGTAGGACGCCATAGTTCAGACTTTTCACGATGTTCGCCAAAACTTGGATGTGCTGTTTTACTAAAGTAGCGTAGACCTCGGCTGACATATAATTCAGCAACCGCATCACTGAAAGCAGTACCTATGCCCATGCCTTGGAACTCGGGTAAGATTACAGTTCTATGTCCTCGCCAGTAACTGTGGATATCTCTATTGGTACTGTGAATAGCAGCGTGGAAGCCAATTGGTTTATTGCCCAGGAGCAAGACATAGTAGTGTGCTGACTTACTAATAGCAGTATCTAAATAGTGATACTTACTAAAATATCTCCAATAGTCCGCACTTGTGCTTCGGATGGTGAGTGTGAGTTCTGGTCTTGTCCCCAGTCGAAAGGGTGACCTCCGATTATCTAATACCTGTAGGTCGGTATCGTACACCCATTCTGGATCTAACCAGTCAATGATATCTCTGTGGCAAGAAGCAATATATAGTGGTTCGGTAGTCCCACGACGATCGTAATATTTCCTAATACTCAAAGCGAGACTCTTGGCAGTATCTCGGTCAACCACAGAAGTAAATTCGTCAACAATGTTGATACCTTGGTCCAAGAACAGGGCCATTTCAAAACGATGGTGCTCGCCATTACTCAGTGTTGTTGGTGGGCGGAACCAAGTTGGTATGCTACGCAGGCCACAGGCCAACAGTAACTCTTCACCACGTTCAGGAGTAGAGAAGTTTTCAATGACTGTAGCACCTGGATTAAAAACAGGAGTGTGCGTATTATCTAAACTACGCAAGATAGTACTTTTACCTGAACCGGAAGTACCAACGATAAGCACAATACCATCTGTTGGAAGATTGGGTATAGTGACAACAGGTTCTACATAGTCCTTGATATCATATTTCTTTTTGATTTCGTCTAAGTAACTCATATTGTTTCAAATATTTTTGGATTTAAAATAGTAAAAGTATCGCTAAAAGAATCTGCACATATGATATTTTCTGGCGGAACTGTGGTCAATCGTTTGAGTGTGGAATTTACGTTAGATTGTGTTAAATCAATTCCGTAGATAGCATCTGTTGGAATATTGTTTTTTAATTTTCTTTTTTCTATAGCGACTAAAAATTGGCCATCGCCGCACATACTGTCAATAAATGTTTTGTCGGGATTGGTAAATGCTGTGGCGTCGTATTGTTCAACACAATTTAATACTTCCTCTACCAGGCTTGTGGGAGTAAATACTTCACCCAGGGCCTTGACACGATCTCGGTCTTCGGTGATATCATTGACCAGTACAGTTGGCGTTGCTAAATCTTGCGGTGTAATATTCCACTCTGTGGGTGTTTCGAGTCCTGTAACAATTTGATTGATATCAAACTTTCGAACATTACGCATACCAAATGCATGTCCGCGCAGTTTCATACGTTTAACATATTCTTTAAACACAGGATTATTTTCTACAAACAATTTTAATTTTTCTGCTTCGGCAATAGTGGCAGTTGGAATATAGCAAATGGTACCACCATATACAGCTTCATCGGTTACTGTATAACTTTTACGACTTTCCATGGTATAAAAAGCAAACTTGGGCCCTGCTTGAATTTCCGCATCTGTATAGTCGTAAGCGACTTGATCTCTACCTTTGCCAGGTAATTGCCGTACAACTTTGTTTTTCTTTCCTGAGCCAAAAAATTTATTCATACCATTGTTGCTACCACTATAGTAGACAAAATCAAAACAATCAGCTGGATCTGGGCTATAAATCTTTGCAGCCATGCCACCCAGTATTACCGGTGGAGTTGTGCGTGGAGTTTTGCTCACACTGAAAAAACAGGTGTTGTATGGCCAAACATCCAGATTGTCCATGAGATGGATAAAGTCGACTTGGTAATCTTTGAAATAGCCATGGACCAAATCAGGAATAATACCTTTAAGGGTAATATTAACTAATGTACCGCCATCGGCTACACGACGATCAAAGTCGTTCCTGGTGGCTGTTTTGTAAAGGGTAGTATTACCACCTGTGCCGGCAATGTTGTTGCCTTCGGCCACATTGAATGCTGGATTACTGATTGCATAGTTAAATGGCATCGGACATCTTTTTAAAAATTTCTTTTAACTCTTTTGCAGTTTTCATGTACTTGGCTTGCCAGGATTTGTAAAGTTCAGGTTCTGTCTTTGCACTAAAATTCCAGCCAATTTGATCCTGGCGTTTTTTATCTAAATTTTCCTGTAAGATTTGTAAGCGTGCCTGATTGTCACCTTTGATCTTGCCTGAGCCTTGGCTGGATCCCAGGGCTGTATAAAACTTGTCGTTTCCTTGTTTATCTTTTTTATAAGGAGTAACTGCTCGAGTATGTATTTCGTTAATCAGTTCGTTTTTAGTTAGATAGAAAAATTCAACCTTTGTCGGAGTCCAGGCTTTCATAAACAAATAACCTGCTACATCTTCATAGAATCTTAGTTGTCCGCCGCCGATTGAATCTGTTTCAAAAGATACTTTAAGTTCGATGTTATTAACGCCAGGAACTAATTTATCTCCGGCTACCAAATCACCAAGATCCAACCCATCATCGTCATTCTTTTTATCGTATGAGTCGGAATCCTTTTTCTTGCAACCTGTTTGATAAGCCACCCAGCCCTCAATAAATTTTTCGGCTGATTTTTGTTTCATGGCTTTGTAGTAATAGTACATTTCTTCATACGGAGCATCATAGTATGATTCAATTTTTTCAAGTAATTCTTGGATTGCAACAGTTTCTGCATAATGAGTTTTAATGCGTTCGAGCAATGACATAAAAATCTTTCCAAAATTTATTTTAGAACTACAGTATAACATCAAATGAGCGTTAAGTCAACCTACGGATTCTATGCTATCTAAATAGGCTTTTAGGTTGCCCGAGTGAAGTGTGAGCATCAATGCTTCGGACTCTTCAAACACAATTATCTTTTGACGCTTGAGCAAGTAGTACGGCCCCTTGAGATATCTTTCCAATTGTAATAAATTTTGATTGGTTAATTCTTCAGTCAATTCAAATTCGTAACTGGTAAGTTTAAGAACAGCCTTGACTACCTGTAGGCCAGCAAGACTAAGTCTGAGGCTGTGATCATCGGTGGGATTTTTCCACCAGCGTAGTTGCATGTCGGTTGTATTGCCAACAGGAATGCCGGCTTGGTCAACAAATATTTTTGTGAGTTGGCGTTGTGTGTAACGCTTAGGGGAAAATTTGGTCACCCTGTTTTAACAAGACAACACTAAATTTATTTGACTTAAATAAGGTGTTGAGTTTCTTGGCCAAGTTGATTGCGTGTCCGGGATTACTAAAGGACGATTTACGATATTTTGGTCCTGGATATGAAATTAATACATTTGATGTTTTTAAATTGATAGGTTGGTTGTCATAGAAAACCGCCCAGATGCCTTCAGAACTCAGGACCTGATCTGATTTATAAGTTGTTTTGTTTACATGGTCCAACAAAACCGTTGGCTTTGGTCTTGACATAATTGATATCCTCGATCTACAGTTTATTTATCACCGTAATATGCGTAGTTTATTTAAAACCACCGCCATCCATACGTATTTCTACTGTAGAGTCGTCTTTACCTATATACTTGCTCATTGAGGCGATCGTGGCCATTAAATCGTAAATTTCGGCGTGTAAACTGCGAGCTTCTTCGGCATTTAGAGTCAGAATTTTGGCATTTGCTTGATTCATGGCTCTGACCTTATCGTTAAATTTTTTAACGTGTAAGGGTAAATTATTGTCCATTTGCTTCTTTCATCGCTTCTACCATACGCTCTTGAGTTTTAAAAGGGCCTTCGTATTCGTAACGATTTAAGGTAATTAGTTTTGGGCAGTATGCACGGACCCAGGTACTTGAAAATTTAATGATATAGTAACCAGCACAGAAATAACTTTTTGATCTTGCACCTTTGGTATAGATAGGCAAATAACGTTGAACATCTAATACTTCATTTTGTGGTTGACTATTGGTTGGATATCCATAGACATAATAAACGTCGAGTTTTTCTTTTTTAATTTTTTCTGCTTTAACAAATTCAATATTATATTTCTTTTGTAGGATCTTGATTGATGGGAATGATTCACGTTGATTGTCATGTAGATAAACAACACCACCCTCATCAACAGTCATAATATTACCAACTTTGGTACCTGCGGATTCTACAATCCACATTTTATTTTTTACTACAGGTTTAGCAATCATCTCGGTCATTTTTGTTGACTCCTTAGTTGTCTACACTCTTCTCGCATGGCCGGTGTGTAGTCCGGCGATATTTCTGCTATGCGACAATCATACACAGCGTCTCTTGGCAGTACATTGTGTATGCCGTACAAGAGTGCAAACAAGGCCGTACCCAATACTGTCAGTGCGGGCCACATAATTAAATGTTCTTTGACGGTGGTCATCTTTTATTCAAATAATAGTTAAGAGCAATCAAGGCCGCATCAAACACCACGCCCGGCAAGTTACCGCGACCAAATTCGTGTATCAGATCCAATGATAACCAACCAATTAAAAACCAAGTGATTTCTGTATTGTAATGGTACCACCAACGTTGAAGTGCATTCATATTAATTCTCCTTATTTTGCCGCCGGGCGACGATTATAATCAGTTCTTTGTAATTCTAATAGAACACGGTTTTTGCGACGATAATTCCAATCCATGATGGCGGCAATAATCATGCCGCTAAAAAATCCTATAAACAAACCACCGGTTATCAATAAACCTGTATAGGCTATGTTGTACATTATTTCTCCGGATACGGTGATTCTAAAAATCTAACATAGCTATCGGCCATATCGGACATTTTAATTAGGTCATACTTGCCACAGAACTTTAAGAACTGTGCGCCTACCATGGGACGATTAAGTGCCACTGCACCTGCGGCAATAGTCTCTGCTATCTGTACCTTAACCGCATCTGGTTGTGCTGTTAAATCAACCAGGGTCACATTACGAAGATAATCGTCTAATACTTTATGTTCGGCACCATTATGGTCAGTCCAGCGTTGTAGCATTAGATTATTCCACGCAAAGCCCTTCGCATCTTTGTCGTTAAAGGCTTCTTGAAGCCCAACTTTATTTTTACTTCCCACTTTACGAACCCCTGGGAATGCCGAGAATACGTTATCTGTGGGGTCACCTCGCATACATTTTTCGAAAAGAATCCACTTAGGATCCGGAATGACTTTTGCTTCCTTAGTTTTTTTATCGATGACTGCTTTACCTTTTTTGTCGAAAATACCCGTAATAGTGTGGAGCTCATCTGCGATTCCGTTATATTGATTTACATTTTCTGCAAGTAGTTGATAAAAGTCGGTATCGCTACTAACAATCGTATGATGATCCGCCGGATGGCTCTGTATCCAACCTGCGATCAAATCATCAGCTTCTAAGTTTTCGTGCCTTAATACCGTACAATTCGTCCGTGTAGCTAAGAATTCTTTAAGGTTATCAAAGGTTTCCCAAAACAATCGATCTTCTTCAGCTTCTGCTTCTGTAAGTGCCGCACGAGCCACAGCACGATTGGCCTTATAAGGTGTATAAAAGTCCTTGCGCCAACTACGCCCTTCTAAGCAGAAGATAACGTGGTCGGCCCGTTGATCGCGGAAGGCCTTACTGACACTATTTAATGTAACATGGATAGCAAAACCCAAACGATCCCAGGTATCTGCCCGACGGTGTGCGGCGTGACGAGCACGGAAAAAGGTATTGGCGGTGTCAACAAGTAGATATCTCATACAGTTATAATAGCA